GTAATAGATGGTGGAATAAAAATTGCCATGTTATGCTAGCCTCCTTGATGGCTGACTTCTGCGTCCAGCCTCTGTTATGTTATAGATGAACTGTGGATCACGGGCGATCATTGTTCTAAAACTCTGTGCGTCCGTGGCATTGATGTTGTATGTGACGTTGGTTGATCCGCCACCCATTCCACTTGGGATAATTTTACCTGCTGAGTTGGGAACAAATAATTCTCTGCCGGATTCTCCCACCATGTAGGGTTGACCAGCGTTGACAGCACCACCGCCTGCCTTGCCAAACAAGCCGCCAAATAAACTACCTAATAAACCACCACCTGCGTTGCCTGCTCCACCAAATAATTGAACAAACATCTTCTGTGCTTGTATTTTAGCAAACTCAGCAATCATAGAATTGGCAAGGTCTTTGAAACTTAGTTTACCAGTGCGAACGAAATTAACAATGGCATCTTCCCAGCCTTTGGTAAATGTTGAGAAGTAGTCACTGGCTTGGCGAGCAGAATTCTCTGCTTCGTCTGCGTAGTTTTGAAATGCTTCTCTCCAACCCGCACTGAATTCTTGACTGGCTGCTAGATTGCTGAGTTGTAGGTCACGAATCTCAGCATAGCCTTCTTCAATGGCTTTTAATCCATCAGCAAATTGTCTTGATTGTTCTGCTGTTAGGTCATCACCTTCAAAGGCACTGGCATAGGCACGGGCGGCTTCATTGCCCGCCTTTCTAGATTCTTCTACAATGGTCAGTCGTTGTTTAGTTAAATTGCCGAAACCTATTAGCCCACGCTGGAATGACAGGTCTTGTCGCTCACTGCCCATTTTTAATCTAGCACTGGTCATCGCTTCACTGATTCTATTCTGTGCTTCCATCTGTGCTGTGATGCGTTCCAGAGTATTCTGTCTATCTTTTTCCAGTAAGGCCAGGCCTTGACCACGATCAATTAACTTGGTTGCCGCACTGACTTGGATGCCATATTGTTCTGCCAACTTTGAAATAGTTGATTGAACAGTGGCACTATAGGCAGCATAGGCAGCACCTTCTTCTTTGGTGCCCACTGCGGCTGCGGCTTTAAGTTCTGCCTGCTTGGCCAGTATTTCATTGATCTTGCCAATGTAAGTTGTTTCTAATTCAAACAGTTTACTTTTCTTATCTTGTTCTTCCTGTGTTTTACCAATTAAAGTATTTTGAAAGTCTAGTTGTCTTAGACCACTGTTGATTTCTAGTTTATAACCAGCAATAATTTTTTCTTGTTCTAATCGTTGAGCACGGAAAGCGTCAACAACTTTTCGTTTTGCGGCTGCTTCTTCTTCCGCTAACTTACGCATTTCCTCACCGCGGGCTTGTTGATCTGCCAGTGTTTGAGCATTGCCGCCACGACCTGCGCCCGCAGTTGAAGTTAATCCTTTTCTACTTGCTTCAGCATTATTAGCCAGTGCTGTGAATCCTGGAATCACTACACCTATTGCTCTAGCAACCCACTCAATGCCTTTGGCAATGGATTCAAAGAAACTATCTATGTAATCTGTTTTAAGAAAAAACTTTTCTATAAAACTCAGTGCTTCAATGGCTGTATAAACTAGACCAGCAATGCCAGCAAATCTTAACAATACTTTTAATACTAGACCAATACTACCTGCTAACCCTGCCCAAGCAATGCCCATGGCAGTGGCGCTAACTGTCCCATTCATTAGGAAATTGCGGAATACCATTAAGGTATTTCCAATACCTTGTCCAGCCACCGTTAATGCCGCTGACATACCGCTAAATGCTTTACCTAATTTACTAGGAGCATAAGCCAACCCAACGATTGCTGAACTTAATAAGGTATTAACTTTACCAAATGCCAGCAATGACACCGCCAACATTCCCACAATTTTCATAAGACCCACAAATTCATCTTTAGTGACTCTGGTTTTAGCAACAATTTCATTTAATGGTCTAGCAACTTCTAATAGGGCGGCTTGTAAACTTCCTAGATTAATTGCCAGTGATTTCTGTGCTTCAGCGGCTGCTCTAATATCGCCAGTGTTCATACCTCCGCCAGTGCCCATTGCTTTAGCAACATCACGAACATCAATATCCTTGAAACTGCGACCCAGCATTTGAACTGCTAGTCTGTTGCGTTCACTGGCATCGCCAATGGCAGCAATGCTTTTAACAGTCTGTTCAAATATTGCTTGGTTGCTTTTTGATCCTAGATCACTGAGACTGATTCCTAATCTTTGTAGATCAATTTGTGCTGATGCTGAACCTTTCTTGGCGGCATCTAAGCCAATGACAAAGTCAAGGACATCACCTGCGGCACGATTAGCGTCTCCGCCTAGACTGCTGACAGCACGAGCAAAACTAGTGACTGTGCCCAGAGCCACGCCACTCGCACGGCTTGCTTGATCTAATGCCAGGGCAAATTGATTTGCCTGTAATACTGCGGCACCAATACCCAAGCCCAGTAGTTGTGTTTTTAAACTGGCAAATGCTGTTTCCAGTGACTTAACACTTCGTATGGCACCACTGGTGTCTGCTTCAACGGTTAGTTTTGTGTCTGCTCCGGCCATGATTATTTCCTAAAAATTCTGCGTAGTTGTTTGTTCCACCATAGTGTAAAGGGTTCAACCATGCCCTTTGGTGCTTGACGACTAGTGCCACGATCCAGTTTCTGTGCGTAGTCATAGTCACCAACAATTTTATTGTTGTTAGTGAGGTCTGTGCGAGTTCTAGCATTGCCAGTGCGTTTGGGTGTGAGTCGTTTAAACTCTGCTAGACCTTGTTCAGGCAATAATTTTAATTCACGCTGTTGTCTCGTCAACTTGGCGTTGAGTGCTGACGTGTCTATTTTAACTTTTAAATTAATCATGCCCGCCCCGCAATCTCAAGAAGTTGTTCTTCTGAATAGTGATCAAACTTGCCTTCTGCTTCATTCTGTTTTACCTGCTGATATTTTATTGCGGAATTACAGACATGAAGGTCAAATGTCGTGCCACGCTCCAACAATTCACTGGGAAGCACACCATAGCGTTGACTCATTGTGTCTATGCTTAGTAGTGCGCTCATTCTGTTTCCATCCCAGTTAGTCTCAGCAGAACTTACTTTCCCAGCACTTCGGTCATCTTGTTCATGACCTTCATTAACACTGCTGTGGGTAGTGTGGCATCGCCTTGTAGTAAGGGCTGGCCTGTTTCATCAAGGATCATGTCCTTCATGATGCTCATAATTTGTTCGCCACTGCTGATCTCAGTGCCAGCAAAACGCATGAATGTTGACAAGGGTTGACGATCCCAGATCCACCATTCAATGCTCTCTCCGAACTCAGCAATGGTTTCCTCATCATTGAGTTCGCATTTTACTAACTGTGGTTTAGCGACTAGTGTGTTTAATTTCATCTTTTAATCCTTTGATTCTTTTAATATGTGTATGACAGCAAGAGCGAATCTCATGCGGCCTTTGATCTTGTCCAAGTCACCCTGTGCTGTTTTGATTTCATTCAGCGACTTGGCAACTTCTGCTTCCAAACTCTTAATCAGATCTTCATCAGAGTAATCTCTTAGATCCATGTTAATCTCCTAACTGTGTATTTAACGATAGATGAAAAAGGGACTACTTAAAGTCCCTTAATCATGTTAATTTAAAATTAACTTACTGTGCCTGCTGTCAAGTCACCATCCACAGAGATGGTAATCGGGGAGACAAAAATTGGCGCACCAGGATTAGTGGTAGGAGCCAAATTGGTAATATAGCCCTCACCGCTGATAAACTTGGCAGTGGGTAATTTGCCATTCATGTATACACGGAAGTATACCTTAGTGGCATCGTTTTGTAGATCAAACAAGCCACTGACACCATTGCTTCCTGAGAAGAAAGTTGTTGGATCGATGACCATGTTGGCTGTAATGCTGTTGGTTGCTGGAGTTGGAACGCTTAGTTGACTAAACTGATCCAATTGCTGCCAGTTGAAGACTCCTGCGGCATTATTAATTGTGATATCCTGTAAGGCAGGGATGCTATAACCAGTGGTCGTAGACGCAATAGTTGCGGTTGAGATCTGGATAGCAGGCTGACTGTTAGGAGCATTTACTGAAATGTAAGACATTGCTTTTTCCTTTATGTTATTGTGTTCATTCTAAATTCAAAGTTGTAGATTAATACATCTTCGTCTTTATCTAGAGTGTAATCAGCCTCGCTGCCGAAGTTAATTACATTCGTGGTGAGTTTACAACCTAATATTTTTGTTATAACGGAGTCTAATTGACTAGGTGGGTTCTTGGCATCAACTGCCAAATACACATCACAGATAAGAACATCTTCGTAGACATCTGGACCATTGAACACAGCAATTAGAGTTGATTCTTCATTGCGGTCACGGTCCACATATATTTTCTTCATGTTCTTGCGAAATAGCGGAGTGCCATTTTGTTCCCAGGGCAACTCCTGAACAACCGCAAACTGTGTAAGTGTGCTGGTTGCTGAGGTAAGTGCTGATAACAGTTCTGCTCTCATCCTCTAACTCGCTTTAGGTTTGTCACAGTGGGCATTTTCTCTGCGGCTGAGATTGCTCCAGTCCCGTCAAAGTCATACCAAGCACCGTCTTGGATTAGTTCATCAAATAGTCTACCAAACTTTTCTTTGTATAAGCCTATCTTCTTTACTTCTGAATTGTCTTCATTGCTGAAGTCAGCAACCTTGGGTAGTATATACTCAAACAGAGTATAGAATACACATAGGTCAGTGAAATCAACTTGCCTTGCCTGGATCTTGTTGGGATCAGGTGTTGGCAGGCTGATTAACCCGCTGGTAAAGATTGTGGGACTTAGAGAACTGCCTGATTGACGTATGTAATAACTACGCCACCAATCTGTGTTGCGGATCAAATATAAAATGCGTGTAGTGCCCTTTATAAGTTGATCCTCAACGTCAACTTCAATAAGGCCTTCATTGGCTTCAAACAGTCGTTGATCCATTTTTAGAACATCTTGATATTCTGCGAATGATTTAACGATTCCTCCGACAACGATCCAATTATTTGGGTAGGCCATTATTGTTCTCCAGTATTACGAAATATTACATTGTTCCTTCGGATGTGATCGCAACACCGTGTGTTGAACGGATCACTGCGGCACCAGCGAATTGACGCAATACCATGTCAGTGGCACGGTTAGCAGGTAGATATAATGTGTTCATATCTAATGCGCCACGCTCAGCAAGACCGATGGCAGTAGGAGCAAATACAGCACCAACATAAGCAGTGGCACCGCCTGTTGTGACTTCAGCAACTAATGGAGATTCGATGACTGTGACGCCACCGATGCTGCCAATTGTGCCACCTGCTAGAACAGCATTACCAACATTGCTTAGAGCACCGTTCTGAGCGGCACCACCACTGTATGTGATCTGCTGTGTTAGAACTTTCTTAAGATTGAAGGCAGCATTCGGATGAACCACGGCGTAGTATGGTCCCTGAACCTTGCGACTACGCAATGTGGCTGCGGCTTTCATGATTACTTCTGTGGTTAATTCTGTAGATGTAGTTCCGATGTCGCTGGATAGACCAGAGAACTTAGAGAATACTTCTGTGTCCACACTTTCACCAATGGCTAGACCACTTTGAATAGCCAAGTCGCTCATTACATCACCATAGGCTGAATCGCGTA